GTATCCTCTGCTTCTATTTTAAAGGTTTTCTTTTCTAATCCTAAAATAGTATTTGTTTTAAAGAAATTTGAAGTATAAGAATCGTATAATACATTATTATAATATAAGTTATATTGCTTGAAGTCATAAGGCTTATCTGTATAATTAACAAAAAAAGAAAACTCACTACCACTTTCTTCCCAAGATACTTGGTTTATATCAGGTGGAGGAGATACTTTTCCGTTTACAGTATAAAGAACTTCTCTTATATTTCCTAAGTTATTTACTTCTTGAATAAATACTCTATACTTATCTTCCTCTAAACCTACCTCTTTTGCTATATAAGAATTTCCTGTAACATCTTTAGCTAAGTATATTCTGTTAGCTTCTATATTATCTAATTCTTCACTAAAAGCATCTGGAATATCTTCATCGACATAGAAGTCAGGAATAGCGTATATATTATAAGTACCTGTGTTAATAGCTGTCCAAGTAAAACCTAAGTTAATACTTACTTTCCCTGTAGTAGCTGTAGTTATCTCTTCAGTTATATCAAATGTTAATATCTCATTTGCATCAGAAAAAGAAGGTGTAATAGGATTCAACCAGTCATTATCGAAATCAAAATCTAAAATACTTGGGTTATAATCTGTTCCTGTGAACTTTGTTGTTAAGGTTTTATTCTCTCTTTTTACATCAGTTAATTTAACTAAAAGATGTGAATTATTATTTTCTCCTATGATATAACTATCATTAACTTTTATATCGAACTCTCCCACCATAGGAAGTATAAAAGAGTTACTTAATGGAGTTTGTTCAATAATATAATCTGTGAAAGTTCCATCTTGACTTTGTATCTTAAGAATATACTCTTTGTCAGAAGATAAATTAACAGGTTCTTCAAGTACTACACTTTCAATATTTACATCTTGTATTCTCCCTCCACTTCCCCAAAGAGGAATATCATTTTGGATTGCTACAACATCTCCTACTTCACAAGTAACACCTTTTATATCACTTTCCCAAGTAACTGTTCTTCTTTGATATTTTGTAGTAGCTAACATATATCTTCCATATACAATAGCTTCTGCTTGTGTCGTTATTCCTTGTGCTGTTACTGAAGAAGTGTTTGGATACTTTTTTGTATCATTAAGTTCACTATCAACAATAGTTACAACATTTAACTCATTTCTTATCCCTTCATCAGAATACTGTATCTCTAATTCAGTTGCTAAGTCATTCTTTGGAGTATAAGATACTTGAAAGGTTTCTTTCTTAATATCCCCAGTATTAAACATATTTGTAATAGGCTGAATTGCATCCCAAACACAAGTATAAGTACTTCCTCTTAATAATATTTGTCCTCTACCTAATTTTGCAACAGTTTGACAAGCATCCCAAGGAGTACTCATTGCATCGAAGACTCCATTAAAGTTAAGTTGTGTAGGGTGTCCTAAAGCGATTAAATCATCTAAGCTATCTACATCTTCTAAATCACAAAAACTAGCCCAAGCTTCGAACTTATTGTAATCTAAATTAGAGGGTTTTTCATTAGCCCCATAAAAAGGATTAGTCAATATATCATAACATATCCAAGCAGGATTGTTTGAACGAACAGTTATATAAGATAAATAATCGTCTGAAGTATATATCTTTAAATCTTTTCTTGTAACTTTTGTTGTGATATTAGGTTGAGAATTACTTAAAGAAGATGTAGCTTTTACATCTAATCCTAATAAAGCAATTCCTCCATAATTTATATCTGTTGTATTTATTTCTTCAAGATATGCTATATCAAATTTTGTACTATATCTATACCTATCATTTGAATTTATTGTGTTTTCTCGTGTAAGCTTAAGAACCTTGAACTCATATTGTCCTAGTTCTAGTCCAGATACTTGTTCTGTAAATTTTATTTCATTTTTAGTATTGTATGTTTTTGATATAGTATCAGTTGTTCCTATTATAGCTTCACGATACTTTATTAATCCTTTACTTTGATAATAACTTTCTGAAGTTTCATATACAGAATCATCAAAGTTATTTGCATTATAAACTACCCAGCTCGACCATTCTTTAGTTAAAGTATTATATAAACTATATTGCTTTTGATATATATTTTTAGTAATATAATTCCAAACAGTTTCTCCAACTTTTCTGTAAGCTACTTGATACTCTAAAGTAATTGCCCCTTGTTTACCTTTTTTAGTATTTAAAACATATAATCCTTGAGGACAAGAAAAGTGTATTTTAAACTTATCTATATTATCTGAGTTAGATGTAAATAATATCTCTTCATTTGTTGGAAGTTCTATTGCCATATCCGCATTATTAAAAGAAGTATCATCAAAACCATCCATAATAGACTGTTCTAAAGTCCCCTCTCTATACTGAAAAGTTCCTTCTTCAACATTTGTGATATAGTTTGTGAACTCATTTCCATTTATATAGATATCATCTTCAGTTATTGGTTCAATTTCTCCATAACAAAGTCCTATCTGCAAAGCTAACCAATTATCTGATTCTTCATAATGTTGGTAAGTATTTATGCTAGTACCCCCAAGCACATGAGTACCATAAAGTACTGGAAGCATACTATTTATATCTCCATTTGTAGAAATCCCATCCCAAGAATATGTACTAGATTCACTCATATTTGAAGAGTCCATTCCCTCAGGGGCATCTGGTGCTAACCAAGAACTGACTAACATCATTCCGCCGATAACAATTACAGTAGCTAAAGCATATGAAACTCCAACAATCGCATACCCCATCGCGGCGGTTAATGCTCCTGTTGATAAAGGAACCATAATTGCATTAGCTAGTGCTATAATTCCTGTTACTTCTTGGTATGGAAAATAAATTATTGTATCATTTTCTTTTACAATAATTCTTTTTTGGTCTTCTCTTTTAAGAACTTCTTTGTTATTATGTATAATACAATAATTTGTTTCATCGAACTTATCTCTTTTAACATATTCTCTTAAGGTTTTTCCATGAAGCTCTGTTCTCTTATTTTGAATATTAAGTTTAAAAGGGTTAGGGATTTCTATTACAATAACTGTACCAAAAGAGAACTTATTTGTTTTAGCTTTATTAATATTTGATTTATAAGTATCTTGTATCTCAATAAATGTAGGTGTTTTTATATTTCTATTTTCTATCTTAGGTACTTTATTAGATACTTCGGATACCTCTGTTGGTTTATTCATTTTATTCCTTTCACCCTAACTTATTTATATTAATTCTATTCTTGTTTAGTCTTGTTTATTATTCTTTAGGTAAATAATACCCAATAATTCTGTTTCTCCATTTTTTATCTGTAACTTTAGATACAACACATCCTTCATCTGTACTCATATGTATAAAGTGGTTTCTATCAAGCATATATCCTACATGACCTATTGCACCAAATGGATTCTTAAGTAATACTAAAGTATCTTTTGCTCTTTGTACTTCATTAAATAAATCGTGGTTTTCTTGTTTTTCAAATAATAAAGGTGTTTGGTCTAATTTTATATTAATTCTATTTATGTTAGGTACTTTAATACCTCTTCTTTTTCCCATCTCTATAACTAAAGTAAAGCAATCGAACCCTTCTTCTTTAGTTGTTCCTTTGTATGTAAATTTACAATGAAGTAAATCTAAGTAATCTATATTGTCTATTTTATCCATATTATCCCCTTTATATTTATTTAAGTATTTATTTAGTATTTAATTTAACATCTTAAGCTTTAAAAATAGCTCTTCTGCTCATCCCTTGAAATGCTAAGAATGGAATCCCTATTCTTTCATTATTTGAGTTAGTTCTTGTTGTGCTATATCTTTCTTTACAATTTTCTATAGTTTTATTACAAAAATCATAACTAGTTCCCTCTTTTCCTTGTGTTGAATAAGGACATCCTGTTAATTTATTATCAAAAGTTCTTTGACAAGTTGCTGGACTGAACTTCATAGCAGGAAATTGTACTATCATAGGATTTCTACCTACACTTAAAGTAAAAGATACGAAATCAAAAGCTGTTGAAACTTCTGTAACAGTAAATTCCTCAGAGATAATGTCATCAGGATTATAAATAGGTGTTGTTCCTAGGTGTTTTTCATTAACAACTTTAATATTAATAATCCATCCACTTCCGAAGTCATCATCACTTTCAACCATTTGTCCAACTATTCTGTCAACATTCTGTATCTTCAAAGGAACTGTTGGTAAACTTCCTGAAGTAGCTTGTGTGATATCTCCTATTTCAACATTTGTTTTTAAATAAGTTACTCCTTGAAATATTACATCTTCAGTATTTATTACTAAGTTCATTTTAGTTTCTTCATTAGCATTTTTTACAGTCAATAAAGTTAACCAAGCACTTGATTGATATAACTCATTAATCTCTTCAACAGTTTCTGTACTTAAATCTCTTGGCATATTTCCTCCTTTCTTTTGTTTTATTTAACTTAAACTTCTTCAAGAACTATTGATATATCTTTTACAAAAGGTCTACTTCCT